AGAGTAAGCGTAGTTTCTATACTTGTACTTACTTCTAATTTTTTTACAACTACATCTGCGTCTGTAAAAACTTTAAATGCAAAAGGATATGTAGCAGTATTACCATTACCAACTAAGTTATTTGTCTTTCGTGTAGTCGAATTTATCGTCATTAACTAGACATTTTCACTATCTTATTTAGGTTACCAACTACTTCTTGCTTTACGGTCACACCTTTAATTTCTTTGCCTACGTCCAGATTTACCTGTGACTACACCTCTAATAAAGTCTATTGGTCCTTCTGGTTCTACTCTGCCAGTACCAACATCTTGTAAATAACCTAGTGGTCTACCTAATATTGTTAATGGATAATTACTTATTAAAGATAATAAAGTAAATACATCTTTAACATTTTTACCAGTTACATCTTTTTTAGGATCTAATACAGCTTGCAACGCACGAACTGTACCTGTAGTACTACTTTCTAATGTAGATATAGATGGACTTGTAGATATACGATCATCATATGGTTTGTCATTTAATACATTAAAAGGAACAGGCAATATGTTTCCACCGGGAATAAATGCAAGGCCAAATCTTAATGGTTCAAAAAATAACAACTCAAATATTTCATCAAGGTATCCATCCTCATCTGCATCATTTAAATTACCTCCAAAGAAATTAACAATAACGCCAGATACAACTGCCGGTAAATACAAACCAAACATAAATGTATATATTAATCTACCACTACCTTTACCAGTAATTTTATATCCCATATCGTTTACCATTTTTTTATAGTTTGTGTCGTTTAAATTTGCCATCATGTTGAAATAACTAGTAAACTGCAACAACGATTGCACTAATGGTGTATCAGTTTGAAATGCTGCTCTGTCTTCTGGTTGCAAACTATCCTGTGTCATACGCACATTTGCATCAGCTTGTGCTATAGCTTCTTTTTGTGCCACAACATCTGGCATAGACATAGGTTTGTTAGCTAAAAATTGATTGTAAGAACCTATCCATACAACACTATCAACTTGGTTTTGAAATGCCTGTTGTATAAAATATGCGTGTTTGTTTGTCCATGCGTTTATTTTTTCAAATTTGTCTGGATTAATAATTAAATCATTTAATGTATCTTGTATATCAAACATCTGATTATTTTGACGTTGATCCATAAAAGGTGATAACTCTGCAATAATTTCTTGTGTTTTTGCAGGGTTCATATAGTATTGCTTTAAACCACTACGCATATATTTACCTTCAACTTTTATAAGCGATGGGAAATTACCAGTAAATTGTTGTACAGCGTTTTGAAAATTAGCAAACATTATACTAACGCCAGTACGTTTTCTTAATCCTTTAAAAAATGCGTCTGCTAAATCGTTATTACCACGCAACATTGTTGTTTGCCGTGCTGCGTTATTAAGCCAAGGTAACAACATATAATTAATTGCAGATGGTTTAACGGCATCAAGTGCAGCAGCAAATTCTTTATTTTTAATTATTTTCAATACATCTGTTACGGCAGGTTGTACATATGCAAAACGCAAAGCGTCATCTATATGTTTAACCATTGCATTTAAATGTAAAGATAATGGACGGTTATATTCAACACGAGTCATAGTGAAACCTTTTTGTACAGCAGGTAAAGACAATCTAAAATCAGTTTTTAAATCTTCTAATGCTGCATTTCTTTTTGCATCATCAACCGCATCTATATCAACTTTTGCAGGTACATAACCACCTCTGTATGTACCATATTTATTTATGGTAGGACTTGCTTCAACAACTTTAAAATAATAACCAAAAACATTTCTATGGGTTTTTTGCATAAGAGGTAACATTTCTTCGTTTAGATCCCATACAGCTTGTAAAAAATCAAAATCTTTTTTAGTTAAAATATTTGAATCAATCATGCGTTTAACAAACGTATCCCATTGTCTAGTATCTAACGATCCATCTTCTTTTAATTTACCCCATCCTCTACCTAATAATAATTTTCTTAAATTACTTTTATTACCTGTGTGCAACATAGCTCCAAGCAATTCGACTTTACCTCTGCCACTATGTATTTTGCCAAATTTATATGGGTCATCAAATTCGTTAGCAACAATAATAGTTTCTCCAAAATCTACGTCTTGCAACATTTCAGCATATCTTTTTGTGTATTTAATCTGTGCTGTTCTATATTCTGTAAGACTATTTTTAATTGGACGCCATATATATTTTGTAAATGGCCCTGCTTTTAATCCTTCACGTTGCAATACAGCACCACTCATTTGTCTTGTCGCACCATCAAATTCATCTGCCCAAGGCTCTACTCTTCTCATTCGTGCCTTTTGATCTTCAATCATAGAACCTAATTTTTCTAATTTTGTAACAGCTTCTGTCATGCCTTTTATTTTTGCTTTAGGCATTTTTTGCATTGGTTCTACTAATTCTGGAATAATTGCATCTAATTCTAATTTTTTTCCTTCTATTTCTATTTGTTTTTCCCTTCTTGATTGATGCCATAAAGATTGTATAACTTCATCTAGTGAATCAAAATCTTCTACTGCTAAATCTTTTATATCTTTAAGCTTAGTAATTTCGTTAACTTCTTTAAAAATATTAGTAGTATTTCTGAGGTTTGATTGTTCTCTTATAATTGGTTCTAATTCTACATATAAATCCTCATTATTCTTTTTTAAATTTTCTATATATACGTTTGGTGATTCTACAGCAGGTCCAAAACCATAACTAGCTAATATAGTTTTTGCAACATTTACTAAATCTACATTTCTTGTGTCTTTCATGTCTTTATCTGATTTTTTAAATAATTTCTTAAAATTATCTGTTGCTTTGTCATAGCGTTTATGTATTTCTATAGCTTCTTTTGCTAATTGGTTGTTTAGCAATTGTGCTTTTTTGGCTTGTATAGTTGCTTGATTATCGCCTTCACGCATTGCTTTTTCTGCTGCTTTAGTTGCTTTTGCTTCTTGTCGTGAAAATAATGTAGGTCTTACTTCTCTTAATGTTTTTTTAGCTAATATATCTTTTGCTACTTGTTTTGCTGCTGCTACTTGTAATCTTTGTGGCTGCATTACAGTAGCTAAAAATCTTAATTCAGTTGCAATAAATCTTGCTCTAGCTTCGTTATGTAGTGCTTCCTGTACTTCTAATTCTTGTTGTCGTGGATCTGTTAAGTTACTAAACTCGTCAACCATGCGTTGATCTGTTCTTTCTTTAATAACATTTTTTATTGGTTCTAAATCAACTAGTGCATTTATCATATTTATTGGATCTTCGTACCCAAACATTTCTGCAATTGTTTGTACTGGCATACCTTTTTTAGAAACCATGCCGTATTTACCTGTACCAAGTTCTTTAATTAATGCATTTGCTGCTGCATCGTCATAAAATGGCAAGATATTTTTTATACTATCTGGATGTATTTTATTACCTTCTTTTACTACAACTTTTTCACCTTTATCATTAATAGTTTCACCACGTTTTAAATATTTTTCTAATCTATATATTTTTTCATTTTCTGCTTTTGCTGTTTCTTCTGCAATAACTTGTTTGCGTGTAGCGTTAACTTGCTTTTGTAAATCTTTTAAAACTTTGCTTCTAGCGTTTGACAACCATTTTACCTGTCTCATACTAGATTTACTTAATTGATCAATAGCAACTTCTTGTGCTTCTTGTATAGCAGCAGTATATTTTTGCCATGTCTCGTTATCCATGCCACTTTCTTCCTGTGTAGTAAACATAGCTTTCATGCCATACACACGTTGTGATTCTATTATTTGTTCTTCACTTGCTATCATGCGATCCATTACACCTCTTACTTCATCTGTTAAAACTGGTAAATCGACTCCATTTTCTTGTCGATATATAACATTTAATTCATCTCTAATAGACTTATATATTCTGCGTAAAAATTGACCAAATCTATTAAATATATCTTGTAAGTTTTTATTAGGTGCTGCCTTTTTTTCAGTTATATATATTTCATAATTGTACGCAAATGCTTCGTGATATTTTCTTTTTTGATTAATATCTAATTTGCTCCATGCATCTACACTTTCTACTCCCCAAAATTTTAACAATACATTAAAATCATTCTGTATCTCAGGAGTTGCCGAACCAGATACGGCTAAATCTTCCATAACAGTTAACATATAATGAGCAGTTTCATGTAAAAAAGTTGAAAGATCTGCTTCTTTTGTAAGTATTGTTGTTAATGATTTTGGATCAAATCCACCTCTTGCACCTTTAGATTCTTGTTGTTTATAAAATTCTCCTACTTTTACTCGAATAGATCCTCTAGGCTTTCCAACTGAGAGTCTGTAATCTTTTCGTCCGTTAGGGAATTCATCATCGAGACTAAGTCTAGAAGGTTCGACCCGGATGGCAACTGCTGTATCGCCATAGCCAGTATCTGTGATAGCTCTGGTGGTAACGTAGACATCAGGTTCAGCAGCACTTCTGAGTTCACCTGTAGCTTTGATTCGCTCTGCGTTTCTTCTACTGGTGTGATGGTAGACGGTAACTGTTCCGTCTGGGTTAATGGGGAGTCCTGTGGTTTCGTCAATGTTGTTTTGTTCAGCACTACCCTGTCGTAATATTCCTGATCCTCCATCATCTCGTTGTGTTCCTGTTGTCCGCTCCTCGGATTGTACTGATAAGTCATCATCTACCTCCTGTAATGTAGTTTGTATGTCAGCATCTGATACTCCTAGTCTAGCAGCAAACTCTACAGCAGCATTAGCATAATCAGGTGCTGCGTTGTCTTCATATCCAGTTTCAACTACTGCTTCTTTTAATTTTGCAGAATCATATAATTTTTTTTCTGGATACCAAACAAGTGCTTGTAGATCTGACATTGTAAGATCTTTTACGTCTTGTTGCAAAATGTTCAACACTTGTGTAAATACTTTTTCTATATTTCTTCTTTCTGGTGCTCCAGATACAACTTCTTTTTGTCCGTCTAAATTTTTAGCAAGACCATTACCTTGTTTACGCAATAAATCTCCAAGACCAACTGTTTTGTCACCTTTTTTAGGTTGACCCATTATGTCTAAAAATATTTGTTTGTATTTAGGGTCTTCTGTAAATGCTGCTATTTCTTTCATAGCTACACGATTAGCTTTTTTTGTCGTAGCTTTTTCTATAGCTTTACCTAACGCATCTATATCACCTATTGTAAGTTTTCTTTTTATTATTAATTCAAAAGCCTTTTTTTGTTCTTTAGATAATGCTTTAATTATTGCTTTGATATTTTGTCTTTTTTGTTTTGCCAGTTTAGTCTGGTCATTTACTAACGTACCTGTCATTCGACCCCATGTACGCATAGCCCATCTGTCTAAAGTTAATTGTTCATAGTTCCCATATAAATTTGCAAAAAACCCATTACCAATTTTTGGACCCATTATGGCAGAACCATAAACTAATTCTTCCATACCAAAACCGCCTGTTACTTCTTTTCCTGTATACGCTTCAACTTCTCTTCGTGTATGTTTAGTTTTCATAAATTCTTCTACTTTTTTAAATCCTTTTTCTTCTATCAAACTATTAATAGTTGCAAAGCTTATTTCCATTGCAGCAGCAGATTGACCACCTTCTTCAAAACTTTCTGGTAATTTTCCATTTTGATTAAAATATTCATATGCAGCACTTGCATATCTAAAGTTTGTATTTACATCTATACCGTTAGATGTAGCTGCTAACGCCCATTTAAATGCAAAACTATGCTCTGTATCAGTAGCAATTTTAGGGTATACAAGTGATACTACCTTCATTGCTTTAGTAACTTTTTCGTTATACCAACCAACTGCATTTGCATTTTCTTGCAATGCAAAACGTGCATCAGCTAATAATGTTTGTACTAAATATTTTTCTACATTTACTGTAAATTTAGATAAATCTACTTTGGCTTTTTTAGCAGCAGTTTGTATACGATTTTGTATTTCTAATTTAAAATCACGATTAGTTGTAAAAGATTTACTTTTTGCAAAATCAAAATTTTCTATAATTTTTCCTAATTGGTATATTTCTTCTGATACTGGCTTGCCTTGCTCTTGTGGTTTTGCCTGTTGTGCAAACAATTCTTGTTGTTTTAATATGTCTGCTGTTTCTCTAGACCATGTACCGCTATTAAAAGTTGACTTAACTGCCGTATTATCAAATACTACAACTTCGTCTGTACCGTTTTCACCTCTAAGTATTGCCCCATCATGGCCTTCGTCAATTAATCTTTGCTTAAATCCTTCCGCAGCTTGTTCGCCACCCATCCGTATATCTGCTTTTTCTTTAAATGTTGCGTAATATGGATTTTCTAATCGTGCATACAATGGCATTATATTGCGACCTGCATCACCTCTTTTGTTTAGTGTGTATACATTTGCACCTGCTGCTGCATCCTTACCCCGATACATATATACACCTTTACCTAGCCAACCAAAATCTTTTTTATTTGGATGATCTAAATTAAATTCATTAACACTATCTCGTGTACCGTGATACAACACTTCTGGTTTACCATTTTTCTTTAAAACTGATTTTCCAAAAAAGTTTTTAAATTGTGGCGTATCTAATCGTACTGAACCATCTTGATTAAACAATTGTTGTTCTGGTGATATTTGTATTTGATCCTGTCTAACAACTGTGTATGGAAATCTAGCTGCGAATTCTTTAGGTGTTATACCTAATTTATTTGCTTGTATAACAACAAAATCACGAAAAAATGTTGACGCAGCATTTACGTTAATAGGTGAATATAAACCAGTAGCTTTTAATTGATTAGCTAAATCTTTTTTTACTTGTGCTGCACTAGCTTCAAATTCTTTAGATATTTTGTTTTGTTTTTCAATAACCTCAATAGCTTCTTTTCTTAATGCATCTTGATTTTGTTTAAAGTTTGCAGCTTCAGCACGGCTAAAACCATCTTGATCAACACGCAAATGATCTTGTAAAAAACCATCAAACTGTGTACCTGCTAATTTTGCTGCATATTCACTAGTGCTAACTACCACATCACCCTGCCCACCTGATTTATTAATTTCTATTAATTGTTTTGCAATGCTAGGTGATACTGCATCTATGTCTTCTAGTGTTATTCCATTGTCTATTATTGCTTGATTTAATATTTCTGCATCAATGTACAATTCTTTAACATTTTTATCTACAGCTAAATTTTCTACAAACTTTTGAAACTCATTTGGATTTCTTATTTTTGTTTTATTGTTGACAGATTTTTCTGATAAATTTTCTATAAATGCAGTATCTGTTTTTGCTTTGTTAGCTTTGGTAATATCTGAAATAAATGTTGGTCCACTTCCTACTAAACCTACAAGAGTCATCCCTTTCATAGTTTGTATAAAAGTTTGACCTAACCTTTGGCCTACTTCTTGTAATCCTTCTGCATTAGTAAGTTTATAATTTAAATTTTCTTTATCACTAAATGCTACTGCTATATCACGACCTACAATATTAGACAATTCTTGCAATACTTCTGTACCTGCTTCTGTTATATTTCCACCTATATAATTTTTAACAAATTGTGTAATTGCACGGCGTCCAGTAGGTTTTGCTAATTCTTTAACAATTGATTTTGTAGCGTATTTAGATAATGTTTTTCTTATAGGAGCAGTTACAGCACTAGCACCAACCCATTCCAACAACATATTAGTAACACCAACACCAGTTGCTATGTGTTTTGCTGTTTGATCATCAACACCTTCAGTTAAATTTAGTTCGTCTACCAAATCAAGGTATGTAGAACCTGCTTCTATTTGGTAAGTTTCATATCCTAACGTTCCTAAAAATCCTACAATAAATCCACCTTTAGCCGTAAATATAGATCCCGGTCCTAATACTGAACCTGCTGCCCCACTAGCAACACCTGTATAAAAACCACCTTCTAAAGCAGTTGGTAAAGTTTTAGAATATTGACCAAAAATAGCAAAACCTTCTTCTAATATCCCAGACCCATCACTATTTAATTCTTCTAACCTTTGATTAATTTCTGCTAATTCTGTATTTAATTCTTCATTACCTTTACCAGATTTTTTTAAATTACCAATTTTTCCTCTTCGTACATTTAATCTGCCTTTTTCCCAACCTTGCAATATGTTGTCTGGTGCTCTTTTTATAGCGTCAAATGCATATTCTAATCCTTCTAACTCGTTTATATTGTCATACGCTAAAGCTGCAAATGTTGGATCAGTAAGTTGACGCATTAATACTGGACTTTTTTCTGCATAAGCAAAACTAAGTATTCTTTCTTTTTTATTTTTTTCAGCTAACAATCTAATTGCTTCTTCGCTGTCTAATGCAAAATCTTTTGGTAAATTTAATTCTTCTGCAAGTTTTAATCCTTCTCCAACCATGTCAGGATCTTTTTCTAAAACGGAAGTTAATGTTTGTTTTAACTCTGCTCTAATTTGATTTTGCCTTTCTTCTTCTCTTTTTTTTAAAGTATCTAAAAAAGGATTTTCTGTATTTAAAGTATTTAAATTTTCAGCATAATTTTGACTAGGTGCAAATTCTTGTCTTTTATTTAATGTGTCTAAAAATGGATTGTCGCTCATAAATTATTTTCCTCCTTAAATTTAATTATTTCTGCTTTAGATTTTTTCTTTCCATGCAACACATATTCGTTTGCAATCATTTGTTCTGTATACGGTATACCTGCTGCTTCATAACCTGCTATAAAATATTCTCTAACATCTTTTGGTATGTTATATGTAAATATTTTTTCATTATTAACAAACACAAACGCATCTTCAAATTGATCTGCTTCTAATGCAACTGAAGGTATAGTAATATCAAATTTTCTAAATAATCCATATCTTTTAGTTATTACGCCATCTGCCAATATTTCGTTTAAAAGGTTTTGTTTTTCTGTTCTAGTTAATTTTCTGCCTTTGTTTGTTTGCTCTGAATCTATTCTAGTTAACCAAGCATCTTTAATTTGTTTATAATCAAATTTAAAATTATATTGATCTTTTGCTTTTGAATCATCTGTTACTTTGTTTACTATATCTGTATAACCATATCTAATTAAACTAGCGTCAAACATATCAGAATTACCAGTTGCTTCCAAAATTTTTGCATCACTATTTAAAGACTCAGCATATCTTTCAAATTCTAAATAATCTGATGGAGACAATTGATGGCTGTATGCTAATAAATTATTTTTAACTTCTAATGGATTTCTTTCTAAATCAATAACAACATCTTTATTAGATTCTATTGGTTGTCCTTTTTTCAATATTTCTTGATCTTCTTTGCTAAAATTTTCTATTTCTATACCATTAGCTGCAAGATTTTTCCATCCATTTGGCGTTGCAAATGCTATGCGTTTTGCATTGTCTAAATTTTGATTATAAATTTCTGTTTTTTCATTGTATATTTTTGTGTATTTAGCTTCTAAATCTTTTAATGCGTGTTCTTGCGTATCTTTATCTGTAATAGTTTGCTTTATTTCTTCTTTAAGATCACTTAATGGACGCAAACCTGTTATAAAATTAACTTTTACTTCTTCGTTAGTATTTTTATAATTATAATCAACACCGTTTTTTATAATTTCTAAATCATTAGCAAAATTAACCATGAATGGATTTGGTTGCCCCATTTCACCTGTGTATCTAGCACCATAAAGACGGTCAGAACTGCCGTATATTTTATTGGCTTCTTCAATAATTAATTTATTGTAGTTATCTAAAATTTTTTTATTTATTTTATTTGCATAAACAGAGTCTTCTTTGTATTTTGTTTTATCAATATCTATTGCTGATTTTGCTTTTGTATATAATGAATCTGCTTTTTTTACTCCTATATGTTGTATAGCAAACAAGTGTGTAGTTTGATGCTCTGGTATAAGAGTACCTGCTTGTGCAGAATCTACTGAATAAAATTTAGATGTATCTCTTAGTTGTTGTAATGTTTCTATGTTTTCTGTGTTTGTCTTTTCTGTTGTATCAACTTGATCTGAATGAAATCCATCTGTAACAACTGCACCTGTGCCATCTTCATATGCATGATTAGTTTTTAAACACATTAATTTATTTGTTTGTGTTAAAAAATCACCATTGTTTTGATTGCCATTATGCGTTAATACTGCATTTACACAATTTTCTCCTTTAAAATTTTCATGTTTTTGTTCTATGCCAGATGATATTTCATTGTAAGTTTTTTCATTTGTAAAAGGTTTTAAACTTTCTTTAAATTCTTTTACACCTACAGTATCTTTATCTTCATTTAATTTTTTTATTACATCTTTTGCTATTTCTAAATCAAGTTCACTTTTCATTTTTAAGTATTGTTTGCTTACTCCAATTTTTTCTCCTTTATCATTAACAGCATTAGGGTCAAGATTCCAACCTTTTAATACTGCATATTTTTTTAATTCTTCATGTGCTGCATAACGATTTTTATTAAATTCACCTGTAGGATCTCTCCAATCTTTGTAATTATTCATAGCTTTGTTTTTAAAAATATTTATACTTTCATTCGTTTCATTTTCTAAATAATTACGTTGTTGTTTTAAAGAATGCGTAATCATTTTATTTTGTGCAGATTTTATAGACGTTGACATCATTTGTTCATACATATATTTCACAACGCCATTACTTGCTTGCGATGAACCGTTTTCAAGAATTTTTTTTAATTTATTGTTGTTGTAATCATCTAATACTGTTATTTGTTCTTCACCCTCTCCTTCTGTTTGTAATGTTTTCACCGCTTCAACACCTTGCAATTGTGCGTATTCGTTTGCAACACGTTCAACTTCATAATGAGATTCGTTATATAACCGTTTAGCTTCAGCATCATTTAATTCGTCATCTAGCTTTTGTATTGTTTGCCCTGCCTGTGTTAACGCACGGCTTTGTCGTTCTATATCGTCTGTAACAACATCTTTCATTGGTTCTACAGAAGTAGCACCAAACTGCACTTCAGAACCTGCTGCTACTTCTTGTTTTAAATTTTGCTGAAAAGGTACTCTTGCCATAATTAACTAGAAGCAGTAGTTGTTGGTGCTTTTCTTAACATACCGGGTGGAAGACTACTAATAAAACTAGATCCACCTGTTAACAAACTACTAGTCATATTCATCCAAGGACTTATTTGCGATGCAGTAGCAAACATATTACTTGCACTTACTCCATATTGATTTGCTTGTATACCTACACCTACAGCTTCTAATCGTTTGTTTTCTCTTGCTCTTACTTTATTTGAATTCATAGTCATCTTATCTATCTCTGCCAATATTTCAGAACTAACCATTGCATTTAAATTACTACCTACACCTCTTACACCACCTCTAGATGCTATTGATACTACACCTTTAGATTTTTGTGCTCCTTGTTTTAAAGTCATTATTTGATATCGCTTATTAAATACTCTATTTATATGCTGTGCCTGACTTTCTTTCATCTTTTGATTAAACAAAGCCATATCTTTTTTATGTTCTAAACTTAAAGCTAAACTTTTTGTTTTATATTTTTCTGCACTTGCAGAAGACATTGCTCCTATAATTCCACTTACTACACCAAAGCCTTGAGATATAACACCAAACTTGCCTAAACCACTAAGATCACTCCACCCATAACTACTAGACATTGTTGCCAATACCTCCACGCATCTTTATTTTTTCAGTATAACTATATGATATCTGCTTACGGTCACACTATCCACCCATAGCTACTTCTAATGTTAAACCTACAATTGTTAGTGGTAATGGGTCTGTTTGACGTACAAATAACTGTCCATTATCTTGCCATTGTGGTGTAAGCATAATTTTTATATCTTGTGTTTTTAAATCTGGTGGTGATCCATATGGTTCAGTTGTACGTTGTTTTGCTTCTACTAATTTATCTGCACTAGGACCTGCAAAAATACCAGATGATTCTAATACTCGTAACCATACATGATTTAAATTTTTAACTCTACCTTGACCAAATGCTTCTACTTGCAATGCCATAGGTAAAGTATTTAAATCACTTTCGTAAGGCAATCCAAGATGCACAACACTAGCTGCACGATCTAACGTAATAGAACCACTAGATACAACTTTTTGTGGATGTACTGCACCATCTGCCAAAATGTTTACTGTTTTACCTTCTAACCAAGAAACACCTGATATAACATTTCTTGCAACTTCATAGGTTGTTATGGCTGTATTACGCAAAGATACAGGTAAATCTTTATCTAATTTTGCAGTTGCTACTGTTTGGCTTGATGTGCCAAGAATAGTAAGACGATATAACGTAGTGCCATCAACTAAAACTATTGCATCATCTTTATCTGCAACACTAGGTGGTGCATTAAATAAATTGTAGTTAGTGGTAATCGTAACAGTTTCACCTTTTGTGTAGTTTGTGCCGCCAGATATAGTTACGTTTTGACCTGTGTTTGTATTTGTTCCGTTATATGTAGCACCTGCATCTACAAAAAAATTATCACGTTGAGTTGCAAATAATCTTGTACCCATGCGTTCTATATATCGAACACTATTGCCATTGATAAGTCTTTTAATTATGCAATATGTAACGTCATCATTTCCTTCAGACACGCAAGCTACGCTTTCAAAAGTACCATCTGTATCATGTTGATGCCATGCACCTATTTGTTGTTCTGGAACATATGTAAGACCTAATAATTTACCACTACTACTTACTTGCCATACGATAGGTATTGGTGACTTTGATAGAGCCATATCTATAATTGTAAAATTGTCAAAAAGATGTGGAGCACGAAGAGATAAATCACCTGTAATAAATCCATTTGCTTGCCAGTTATAACCAAGTTCTCTTATATGACCACCACGAGCAGCAGCATATACTAAGCTATTATTAACAATTACTGGTTGTGCATTATTTGCACCAACATATGATTGCGGTTTTACAGATATAGAAGTAGGAGTTATAGCATCACTATTAACAGAAGTTACACGCCATTCTGCTGATCCAGTAAGCATAAGTAAGTTTGTTAATGGAACTATGTGTCTTATAGTATTTGCTTCACGAGCAGCAACTCTAAACTCAATACGGTCATCATCTCGTATAGGAATACCAAAAGACATATTACTTTCAGTACCTGATTTAGTCATCCATATATTTTGTGGTGCATTATTTGTACCTGCAAATACTCTGCGTTGTTCAAAATAAGATACAGCACCCGGATAATTTCCTGTACCTACAAAATCATTTTCATGTATTGGCGGTGTCTTAGCAAAATCAGGTGCAATATTATCGTCTACAAGTGTAGTTGTAGTAGTTTCACCAAGAAATCCAAATATACCACCTTGTGCTTTATATACTCTATATCGACTAGCACCAGAAACAGCATTCCATGTAATAGTGTTTTTTGCTCCAGTAACAAATATATTATTGCTTACTGATGCAGAAGACGATTGATTACTTTCATCAACTAAATTATCCTTTACTGCTGTAACAACATATTCGTGATCTACATAAGTATCAGTACTTGTTGAAGTAGAACTAGGAATATACATAGAAACGCTTACACCAGTGGGGGCTGCAAGAGGACTTCCAAAGTCAATAGATTGTATTATCCATTTTGTAGCTCCATATCTTCTTAATTCATTAGGTGCGTGATTAGGATGCACAGTTGTTAAAACGTCAGCAGATTGCACATAATTTACGTCAAATAGTTCAGCTTCAGAATATGGCGAATATATTTCATATATATTTGGATTTGTTGGCAACGGATACCAATGTGTAGCATTGGGTGGTTGTTGATTTGAATTTATTGTTCTAGCGTAATAATTTACATTATTATGTTTTGCTATATCACCAATTGCATAAGTAGTGCTATTACTCCATGCTGCACCATCGTTATAAAATAAAGTTTGTCCTTGAGTATGAAACCTAAAATAATAATCACCCATTTCAATAACCATTGTTTGGGTTGTATTAAATGTAAAAGATAATAATCTAGTAGATTTTGTACTATCTTTTACTTCTCTTACAAATGCAAATCCCGGTCTATTCTGTGCAGGTCCTTGTGGTTTAGCAATAAAATTACGCATTGTTGCTGCACCTTGTTGAAATTTATTATCAGCAATACGTCCAAACATTTCTGGTGATATTTCACCTCCAGAAAAAGCTTGTTTAAAATTCCGTGTTACTGGCATAAATTACCTCCCAGATGTCCAAGGAACTATATGCTCTACTGTTATATCTCTGTGTAAATTGTCAGATTGTTTTGCACTTGTTAAATAATTAGTCATCATTTGCGTACTACGTTTTGCTTCTGCTGCTCCTTGATCACCTTTAATTACAGGACCTGCAAGCATTGATGCCAGATGCCATGACAAAGTAATTACAAATAAAGGAGAAAATAACGATGGATCAGTTATAAACGCTTGATATCTAAGCATTGCATTTTCTTGATTTGTATAGATTAAATCGCCTTCTAATGTAAATTGTTGTGGTGTATATTGCCCTGCCACAATAGTAGGTGCATAGTTAGATGTTATTCCACCGGGAGTATCACCGGCTGACATTCTTGTGGCGTAATCGTTTTGGGCTGTAGGAGATATTATTGCAATAGGTGACATCATGTCCGCAGGGGCTACATATGCATAATCCCATTGGTCAAGAGTATTTGTAGTTAATGCTAAATTGCCACGTTTAGATGCAAAGTTCCATGTATGCATCTCTAGCAAAGTATTTCTTGCTATTGGATAAAAACGTGCAGCTTTTTCTGCTTGAGCCGATCCTTCTGGTGGATTAAGCGAAGCTATTGTTGCATCATCACCCAAATGAGCTAGGGCAAGGTTGCAAATATCTACTTCAGTTGCCATAACATCTCCTAAAAAAAGAGGAGGTTAGCAGTATTACTACTAGCCCCCAGTAAGTAAATAAGATAACCAATGCCTACTTATTTGCTTCTACAAGTTGACTAATAAGAGTTTCTTTAGTTTGTCTTCTATCTAGTTCAATACCGATAGTACGACCAAACACTTCGAGTTCTGCTTTAGTCATTGATTGATAATCAACTGATTGAGTAGTTGGCTGAACATCCTCTGACGGTACGGTTGTGTTTGACGCCACAGGTAGATCAGGTTCAGTTCCACCAACTAATTCAATATTACTATTAAACTCTCCGTTGTATTCAAACTCTTCGTTAGCTTCTCGCATGGATTGACCAACGAAACACTTGATTTTAGCTCTGTAAATAGGCATAGATTTTCCTTATTAAACTACGGTAAAGCCAGAAGCATAGTACTTTTGACCATCACCAATTGTTTCTACTACATCAGCAGTAACTTTACCTGCGTTCATAGTACCAACAACAGTATATCTAGCACCAAGATATCTCTGGCCTTTGCCGGCAATATCTGGATTTAAACGTACAACAATGTTCTTACCTAATGTAAGTGCTGCTGTAGCTAATACTGCACTGCTACCAATAACAGTTGGTGTACCTAAGTTTGCACTTGCACTAGTAATAACTTCAAAAGTTACGCTAGTACCGTTAGCAAATGCTTCGGTTAATGCAAAGTTCATGTACAAAGCAGTACCTTCACCCATGTCTCTAGCAACGCCTAAATCAATAGTGTTAGTAGATACAGCAGTTGTTGTTACCGCTTGATCTTCGCTTACTCTAAGCAATGAATCTGTAATCATTTTAAATCTCCTTTGTTAATAATAAGATTAAACTACACGAGCTTCGTTGTTAATTAACGAATCTACCTGTCTGATTGGAGTACCCAAAAATGATAAGTAGCTTTTTGCCTGTCCAAATTGAGTTAGTCCTTTTTGTATTTCAAGAACATTTTGTGACTTATCCATAGCTGCAATAGACAATCCAGAATGAACTGTTCTGTTCATATAGAATGCTGCTCTACCCATAGCCATGTTTGGTATTCTGTATGTTGCTCTTGCCATTAATTTAACAAGTGCAGTTGCAGCAGTTGTAGCTTGAGTACCAGTAACACCAACTAAATCAGAAATATCAATGTTGCAAATACGAACAACGTATCTCCAATCTTTTACAACTAAACCGTTTTTCCATTGGTAACGAGTAGCAAAAGCTTGTAACCTTGTACCGTCACTGTTGTAAACAGTTTGCTCACCAAGATCTTCATGGGTTAAACCTGCTTTAGATCCTTTAGGAAATGGACAATATACAGTTTGATCACCCCAAACAACTAGATATACAGAAGCGTTATCAGAACCTGATCCACCTGCATCAAGAATGTTTACAGCATTATCTGCGGAGAGATCACCGTATCTTGGTGCTAAACCTAGAAACTTCTTAGGATCTGTTCCGGGATTACCGTAAAACATTGTTTCAGCTTGAGTCTGGTTCATTGCTTCTAAGAACGCAGTATCTTCAGATAAACGGAACTGAGCAGTGTTACCATTTAACATTGCTAAGTCTTTGTCTACTTCAGAACGTGCTTCTAGAATTGCACAAGCTTCATCAACTTGAGCAGTTGTTGATTTGCTGCCGGGAATACCTTGGTTTAATGCACGGAAATAAACTGATGGTAAACCAGTTCTGATAATTACACGTTCACCAGTAGGTAAATTACCTTCCTTAAAAACGCAATCATCTAATATTTCGTTGGTTTGTGAGAGTAATTCTGCAACGATGGGAACTCTACCGTCTGGGTCAGATCTTTTAGCCCAATCCGCTAGTGTTAAATTTGAGTTTGAGAGTGTAGCCATTTAATAACTCCTTACTTGTTTTGCTGATTTGAATAAAGTGCGTTAGCTTTGCCGTCAAAATCTTGAGGAACACCACCGCTTTGTGCGTTAGATCCTTGTGAATTGCCAACATAACTGTCTTCACTTATTGCCTTACCTGCTCGGTACATAAACCGAATTACTTCGGGATGATTTCCCAAGCCTGATTCTGACAGCAACTGTTTAAAAGGATCAGTACCAAAAGCATTAAGGGCTGTTTTTGCAACTTCGAGATTATTTTCAAAAGTTTCGCCACCAAATTCATCATCTGATTTTGATTCTTCTGCCCACTCTACTCTTGCTTTTTCTACCTGTTCTGCTTGTCTTGCCTGTATTACAGGTGCGACTTTGTCTAATACTTTTTGTGCAGCTTCCTGTGGCAGGTCAAGTTCTTTAGCGACTTCACCGAATGCAGTTAAGACTTCGGGGTCGAGTACTTCTGGTGCGTCAGCCACCTTATCGTTAAACTCGTATTTCTCAGGTGCACCTTCTTTACTGGTTTCCTGTTCGCTAGTTTCATTGTCAGTAGAGGATTCATCCGAATCTTGCTGATCTGCTACATTTTCAGCTTGTTGCTGTGTTTCTTCAGTATTTGTTGCTTCTGCCGATTGCTCGGTTTGTGCTTCTCCTACTGGTTGCTGTGTGCTGCCTTCATTGGTTTGGTCGGCTTCCGTCATCAGCGTTTCTGACATTTTTTTGCTCCTTAATCATTGTCGGGTATAACTCTGGGCAGAGAGTGTGAATTTGGTTGAGGAGTTGCAAACCATAGTTCCTGTTACCTTCGCCAAATGACATTGCCATTGCGTTAGTGTTGAACGATGATCGAAATACACCTGCCATTTCCAGAAGTCTCCAGATAAATCTGCGACCCCTCTTGCTGCTCATCAGCCATTTGATGTCCGACTCTTCATTTTGGCGGTCAATTTTTTCCTCAGACTTTTTATTGTCTTTGGTTTTTTGTTGACTCTTGAGGTCGAGAGGATTGTATTCACTCATACATCAATATATCTAGTCATAACTGGGTTACGGTCACACCTTATGCCTTTTTGCTTTGACTATCTTTTAATGCTTTGGCTGTTGGTGCTCCTTTTGAACCCGGCTTACGCATTTTTTCACCAGAACCTGCTTTAATTCTTTTTCGCTTGGCGTGGATGTTTGCCCATAATCCTTGATTTTTCATAATTAAAACATTGAAGGATAAAGTTTTTTATACATTTCTAATTTTTCTTTATCTTTTTCTGTTGCTGAATCTGTTGCTATTTTCGTTTTTATAAGTTGAATATCTTTCATTTGTATTCTTTTGATAGTGCCATCTTTTTTTTTCTCAGCCATTACTTACCTCCCATATTTGATTTATTATATAATTTTTTTAATTTTTTTTCTTCTTCTTCTTTTGCTTTTTTCTCTCTCATTTTTAAAATTTTCATTCGTGCTTCTGCTGACAAATCACCAAATTTAATATTATCTGGTGTTGTGATGTTTCTTTTTCCCATTTATACCTCCAATGGTGATGGTGAGTTGTAACCACTAAACTGGTTCATCATGTCCAGCATAGATGGTTCACCGGTTTTACTGTTATTTAATTTAGTTGCATTCTCTACTGCTTGTTGTTGTGCTTCTTGTTGTGCCATTGCCTGTTGTTGTTCTGCTCTTGCTTGTCGTATCTTAGCTACTTTTTCGCCAGCAACTACTAATTTAGGATCTACGCCTAACATATCGGCATATCCATCGGCCCACGCATCAGAATCAAACTTATCTAATACATCAGGTTTCATTTGTGCAACCATACCCATGTTATTTACATATCTATCAATGCTATTTGTACCGATAGCGCGTTGTGCTTGTGCCAACATAGATACAAATTCTACGTTTAATTCCATACCTTGCAACTCTTCTGGTGCAGGTGGCACTAAATTTGCTTCAATCATTCTATTAAATGTGTTATCAATTAACGGATCAAGCAATTCGTTATGCAATCTTTCTAATACTGGACCTAACATTAACAATTTTTCTTCATGACGTTCTGCTACCTCTGTTGCAGTCATCCTTGTATCGGTAGCATTTGCCAACATTAAAAACAAATCAGCATAGAAACTACTATTAATACGCTGTCTTACGTCTTGTATGTCTGCTAATAAATGATTTAAATTAAGATTTACGTTAAATGCTGTCTCAATTTTGCCTTGCTGACCATCAATAAACGTAACTCCACCCGGCAAACTATCTACATCTCTGTTTTTCATGTAGCTAGGCACTTGTAATGGTGGCTTTGTTTGGTAATCAATGCCTTGTGCCTTGCGTAATTGTTCATGTTGTAGCTGTTTTATGTCACCTAATGCTTCCATTCCGGGTGAATTACCATAAATATCGCCACCTGCTATGCCCCATCTAGGTACAACAGCAGGGAATTCCTTATATCCACTTTCTCTAAGTACATCTTCGCCATCACCACCTTGTTCAAAATAACAAGATTTGTATGCCATGTTCATATTGTCCTTTTTCTTAAAATCACGCTCTCTATCATCTCTTGGTTCTATCGCATGAATAATAGTTATCCATTGATCTAATGAACCTCTGTCATACAGATTTTTAACGGACGTTGAACATTGCTTATACCCAAATTCTCTTACTGTTTCCCCTACAGTTTTTTGAAATTCTCTATACAAAGTATTAACTCTACCTTGATAATCAGTAGCTATTGCATATTCGCCAACAGTTACAGGGTAATGATGTATGGCTGTTTTAGGATCAGGCAAAACAATAGAACCTGCTGTACCAAATGCTCCTAATTCTTCGTATATTCCATGTAATGTACGGTATGTATTAGACTTCTGAAACACTAATTGCATACGTTCTGTAACGTCATTAAGCCATAACTTAACAGGTGCGTACCTATTTAAGTCTGGATCAGCCGTTCCTAGCCTAAACCAAGGTCTTGCAGGGGATGTTGCACCTGCCATCATACCTGCACCTAATGTTCTTAACGCTCTTGTACCAGTGTTGTCGTATATCGAGTTATGTCTTCTATGACCTTTATTTCTATCTTGCTCAAAATAACGTCCATTTCTAGGTAACAAATATGTTGTTACTTCTTGCCAATGTGACCACCATGTAGCTCTTTCTGATCTAAGGTGACCCCACCTTGTTAACAAGTCTGCACGTTTTGTTTTCATTGATTAACCACCCAATAAAGTGTTACCACCAAGATTCAATTGACTACTATCTACACCTTGTACACCAGTAAGTAATGTTCCAGCAGGTCCTGACATTGCTGCTTGTTCTTCTTTTCTAGTTAATGCACTAACATCAGCCCTCTTTCTATTGGCTTTGTTCATCTCAATATCAGCACGGTCAGATGCTTCTTTCGCCCTTTGTTTAGCATCTCTATTCGCTTGTTCTTGCAACCTTAACTGTTTCTTTTGTTGTTGCCTTTGCTTTTCACCAGAATATATTTGATATCCAACGCTCGCTGCACCGAGAACAACTGCTGATACTACCATTGTTTAAATCTCCTTAGAATACATGATTTCTTGTACACCATATTTTAGTTTTGGTAGCAGTTTAGCCAAAGCGGTGTTCTCTTTAGCATGCCATAACATCAATTTGCAGCCTTCAGATCTTGCGTGATCTTCTGTAACTTTCAATAAACGCAAACCTAATCGTCCACCCCTAAACTCTTTTTTGACAAACAAAACGTCATTCTGGGTAACTCTTAGATCCGCATAATGAAAATGATGCATGATGATATTCATAGAATAACCAATACAGACATCACCTTGCATTGCTAGATAAATAAATAGGAATTTTCCGTGGTCGACTGCTTCATACATCGGCCAGTTTGGTTTTAGCTTCATTACTTGTTTGTTGCGAGCAATCTCTTCGTAATGCTCTTGAAACAATGGTTCTGCTAATACCTTAAATTCATCTAACGTGCAGAGTCTAATTTCTGTTTTAGGTACTCTACTTTCGTTAACAGTAGCTGTACTATCAGCAGTTACGGTCACACTAGTCATAAAAGATATAATATATATAACTATTATTGGAATTAATTTTAATTAATGCAAGTAAGTCTTGACTATACGGCTCGTGAATGGCAAAGACAGTGTCATATAAACAAGAAAAGGTTTAGTGTTTACGCTTTGCATAGACGTTCTGGTAAAACTGAACTCGCAATTATGGAACTAATAGACAAAGCTATGAAAACAGACAAGGAATTGTCTATGTTTGTTTATGTTGCTCCCTTTCTTCGCCAAGCAAAAGCTATTGCATGGGCTAGATTAAAACAAAAAATAGAGCCATTAAGACAAAGATCAGCTATAGAAATAAATGAAGGTGAATTATCTATAAAATTTAAACATAACGGTGCAATAATTAGGCTGTTTGGTGGTGATAATCCTGATGCTATGCGTGGTCTACGTCTAGATGGCATAGTTATGGACGAGGTTGCACAGCTAAAAAACGAGCTATGGACAGATATAGTTCAACCTGCACTCTCTGACCGTCTTGGTTGGTCGATATTCATCGGTACACCTAGTGGCATTAACTTGTTTTCTGAGTTGTACTACAAAGCAATAAACGAGGAAGATTGGACTGCTGCTAGATATACCGTTTATGACACAGATTCTCTACATCCTAATGAGGTAACTCGTCTTAAACGTGATATGAGTGAGACTTCATTTGCTAGGGAATATCTATGTGATTTCTCAGCACAAGGTGATGACCAGTTAATAGCTTTGGCAGATACCGAAGATGCAGCTAAACGTGTATATCAAGCTGATCATGTAAAGCTATCACCTGTAATCCTTGGTATTGACCCTGCTCGTTTTGGTGATGATCGCTCTGTCATATTTCGTAGGCAGGGAAGACAAGCTTTTAAGCCTGTAGTCTACCGAGGGATAGACAATATGGAACTAGCTACAAGAGTTGCCAACCTGATAGAGGAACATGACCCAGATGCAGTGTTTTGTGACGCAGGGGCAGGGAGTGGTGTTATTGATAGGTTACGCCAACTTTCATATGACGTTATAGAGATTCCTTTTGGTGGTAAGGCTATGAAACCTGACCAGTACATCAACCGTAGATCTGAGATGTGGTGGTTAATGAAACAATGGATAGAAGAAGGAGGTGCAATACCTAACGACATAGCCCTTAAACAAGAGTTAGCTACACCCATTTATTGGTACGACAATGTGGGTAGACGAGTACTTGAGTCTAAGGATCAGATTAAGAAGAGATTGCAGGGTGCAGGGTCACCTGATCTAGCTGATGCACTAGCCCTTACATTTGCTCTTCCAGTAGCCAAGAAACAACCAGAAGATATCTATATCAAAAGACGTAAAGCAGCCACACAGAAGACCGATTATGACCCCTACAAAGTCATCTAATTTTAGACGTATAGCCAAAGGGTTAGACGTTGAACCATTGCTCCAATTGTTGGACGCAAAGCCTGAGTTATGGAAGGAGATACAGACAAGACAGAAGTTCACAGGTTCACCTCATAAAGACACCGAAACTATCCATGTCCGAGGTGCTTTAAAAATGTCCGCTTATTACCTTATGTGGGATACAGGAGCATACGATTATCCTTGCATGGAGTACTTGAAACCTGCCTTAGTTCCATTGATGCGACCCATACTGGAGCAGCTACAAGTTAAAGAGATGGGAAGGGTAATGATTGTTAACCTCAAGCCCTGCGGTCATGTAACAAAGCACAATGATCAGGGAACATATGCTGATCACTACCAAAGATTCCATCTTGTTCTTAAATCAAATCAACATTGCTTTCAGACTTGCGGTAATGAGCTTCAGAGGTTCGAGGTAGGAGATGTTTGGTGGTTCAATCACAAGAAGCTACATACAGCCCACAACGTGGGAGATACAGAACGTATACACATTATCTTTGACTGCGTTCCTATTGTTGAGGAACTCCAGTGCTAACGGTTAAAGATATCCCTCCAGAATGTTCTAGGTTTGTCCTATCGCTCCATTTCTGGGGATACCATTTAGCAAGCAGTCTTAATCTAAGATCACACCTAAGACGAGTGAGATTAACCCATGCTGGATCAATTCTAGGAT